GATTACATCAAGTTGGAAATCTTGAACGCACGGTAGTAAACATTGGAGTTTACATTGATTGCGCCGTTTCCAGCAGTTGTACCTTGTGCAAATGGGTTGGCAACTAGACCATAACGAGTCTTGAAACCAATCTTTGGTTGGAAGGTACCTGTGTCAACTGCACGAACCATTTGCAATGGAACATATGGGCAATAGAACAAGCCAGCGTCATAAGCGTTAGAACCCTTATAACCTACAACTGCAAACTCAGATGTTGATGATGTTGGGAAGTATGGGTCGATATAGACCTTGATACGACCAAACAATGTACCAGCAAATGTGTTGCCTGTGTCATCAACTGTCAATGAAACATTTGATGCAAGTGCAGAGTTGTAGTCAAGGATGCCTGCCATTGCAAGAGCAGAAGCAACATCGCTTGAGCAAATCATAATGTTACCTTTACCACGGCGTGTTAACTTAGCGATGGTATTAGCTTCACGCTCGATTTGGAATGCCAAACCTTTAACTTTTTCAACCATCCAACGACCATTTGAATCTGTGTCTAGGTCGAAAGTACCTGCCTTAGTTGTACCAACTTGAGCACCAACTTTAGCGGTTGAATAGATTGTGCGAATAACTTCACGGTTAATTTCAGCAAGAATCTCTGACGAGAGAATGTTTGCCAATTCTGTTTCAGCGTCAAGACCATGAACTGCTTTCAAGTCTTGTGCAAGTTCCATTGAGTATTCTGCCTTGAGAGCACGGCTACGAGCAGTAACAGTAACTTTCTCAATTGAGAATGCCATTTCTTGGAATGTGTTAGAACCATCACCTAATGCTTCAGAAGCACCAGTTGTCATTGTTGCAGGTAGATTGCTGAATACTGTGTTAGCAAATACATTGCCTGAAGCAGCAGTATCAGACTGCAATGATAGAGCAGCTTGTGCGGCAGCACCAGAGAAACCAGAGTTGGCTTCGTCATAGAAAGCTTCTGTACCAGTTTGTGTGGTATAGCGTGAACGCATAGCGAAAATCAAACCAGTTGGACCTGTCATTGGTTGAACGCCTGCGATATCATAAGCGATAAGGTTAGGCAATGAACGGCGAACTAGAGAGATAAGGATTGGGTCAAAACCTGCAACAGGTGATGATGCAGAACCACCAAAACCGCCTGATGCAATGGTGTTAACCATTGAGTTTGTTGGACCTGCTTCGTTAAGAACAGCAGCAGCTTTTTGCATTTCGGAAGCTTGATTTTCCAAAATAACGGCAGTAACTGCCTTCTTATATGGGTCCTTAATAGGTGCTAATTCTGGGTGATCCAGAACGCCTTCCCATTTCTTTTGTAGTTGTTCGGACAAATACATTTAAGTTTCTCCTTTAGGGTTTTACTTTAATTAAATTTTTGTTTTAGAAATTGCTTTTGATACCATTGCAACTAATGGGTCGTTAATGTCAACCTTTTTAGTTTCAGTATCTTCTACCTGTTCGTGCAATTGTGTTTCATCTGCTTTTTTAACACCAGATGGGAAGTAGTTCTCACGAATTGTCTCAATCTTAGCTTTGTATTCGTCCTCTGTGGAGAATTCTACACTCTCTGCGAGTGATTTGATTTTTTCGATTTGAGTTGTTGTGAGACCTTCTGTAACTTCACGGGTAATTTCATTCTTGCGTGATTCTACAAGTGCTTTTGCAAAACCAACACCACGCTCGATTTCTTCATTGAGTTTGCCTTCAAGTTCTTCAACTTTTGTGGCAAGTTCATCAACGAGGTCAACTTTTTCAGTTGGCACATCGATATAGTGTTCTGCAAATAGATTGCGTAGACCTGCAATGAATTCTTCAGTAAGTTCGGCACGGAGACCGGACTCAATAGCAATTTCGTTATCTGCTAACCATTGTTCAACAACATAGTTTAAGTAGTCATCTACTTTAGTTGTTAAGTCAGCTTTAATTTCTGCAACTGCTTCTTCGAGCATTGAGGCATATTTTGTCTCAACTTCTTCTTCGATTTGTGAAACACGGTCTAATACACGAGCTTCAAAAATTGTAGCAGCTTTAGTTTTAAATCTTCTGAAATGGTAGAATCATCAGAGAACAA